CATAACACCAAAGCTAGGCATTTCGCCGCAATTCTTAACAACACCGGTAATGTACTGCATTACCAATGCGCGAGTAGGAGCTGCAGAAGCAGTATAGACCTTAGCTTTCCAAAATGTATTAGTAGTACGGTTAATATTTCCGTAAGTAGTCAAATTGGTACCATCATCAATTGCACCTGGCAGACCAATAATTTGGAAATTATTAGATACATTTCCATATAGTGCCGATGAAATAGCATCAATTGCTACGTTAGTAGAATCATTCATCCGAGCTTCAATCAACGGGATCATTGCATGATCTTGCTGAACTAAAGATTCAAATCCCATGAAAGGAATCGGAATAATCAAACTCTTTAAATTGAACTCTGCATTTTGAATACCTTGTTGTGCAGAAGGTTGTGCAAATGTGCCGTCATAACCAGCCCATTGAGCATTAACCATGCTTGCACCTTGAACAGGTACAGTAACAGAAGAAACACCACCACTAGCATTTTGGGCATTGCCCAGAAAGGCTGCTGCTAACGGCGAGCTATTATAAATCTGAACAATCATTTTTGGCACAAAAGCCCGGCGAGTCACATACTGTATTTCAGTACCTGCTGCCCCACTAGGCATAATGCCTGTTCCCAAAACTGGCATGTTTTATTACTCCTTAATTTTAACGAAATCCCTTGAGTTCATCCAAAGCTTTGCTAGCTTCATTAAACGCAATATTACGTAACTCAGCAGAATTGCCGAGACCTTTAGACCAAATTTCCTTATCGGGCATGGTCATTTGACGAGATACAGCTGACCTCTGACTAAATGAAGAATCAGCAACCCTTCGAGAAGCAGACAAATACTTAGCCGCAGTCTCATAACTAGGAATTTGCTCATCCAACATAATTTTTTCTACTTCATCCATATCGGAATCAGAGAAATTAAACTTACTCTTTACATCTACTTTCTTACGCTCAATATTTTCTTTAATATCACGCTCTTGCAACTTCTTTTCTAAAGCTAAACGAGCTTCACGCTCTTGTTGAACCTCTTTCAATACAGCATCTTTTGCATCGATTTCTGGAATAACAAGACCAGGGTTTGCTTTCTTAGTTAATTTAAGGAATTCTTCCCGAGTCTGGGGAGAATCAGCTAAAGTCTTTGCTAATTGCGCCAATCCAAAGACTTGTTCAGCGGTCAGTTCTTCCAAAGAGGCCATTATTTAGCTCCACCACCAGGTTTGCGAATATTGATGTTATTTGGTTTTACAGCATTTCCCTTGTTCATCCCACCAATTTCCGGGAATCTAGGGGGGTTTACACACCGACCATTTTCGCGTGCATTGTCAGTAATGCCACGGCGTCCATTCGGCGAAGGTTTAAACAGATCAGACATTTAAATTAGCTCCTTGAGATTGTTGTTGCTGGGGTTGCTGCTGCATCTGAGCCTGTTTGCCACTTAAAGTAGGCTCTGATTTAAATAATTGAAGGATTTGAGCAGGTACTAACTCTTTTTCTGGCGAATCACCAAACTTGCTAGATAATTTCTTGATTGCAGAAAGTATTACTCTTGAATCATCAGACTCGTTATCACCAAAATCAGATAACGCTTTACCAAGAACATTTAAAGCCATATGCACTTGTATTCTAGCAGAAGCTTTAGCACCAACATTTTTAGTAGGCTTTGCCATTCCAGAAGCTGCAGGAGCAGAAGAAGAATCACCGGCGGAAACAGAATCATCAGCATTAGGCACATTCATACCCTCAACTGACTTGTTACCACCAATTCCCTTTTTCATTAACTCCATTAATTGCTCAGAAACAGACATCTCACTTCCTCTTTGGTCTATTTTTATGTTTCTTCCCGCTGCCTGCATGAGCAGCAGACCTATAACGTATCATAAATTATTCTCCATATAAGAAGAGGGACCTATAGTCCCTCTCAAACTTCAAGCCTCATGAGGCACTTATATTACTTGCGCTTTGCTTTGCGATGTTTGCGGGCCATTTTTTGGACTCCTGATTTAATTCTCTTCACAGGGTGGAAGACATCACCATCAAGCGCCAGCTTGATTCATTGCCCGACGATTTTTAAGATCATTTGCACCTTTTTCATCACCGGACTTTTGTTGTTGCTGTTGAGCTTGCATTTGCATTTGCTTCATTTGCTCTTCTTTAGCTTCTCTTATTTTAAGCTTTTCTTTAAGCATTTGCAAGTCTGGTGGATCAAATGTTTCTAATAGAGTTTCTCTATCAACTGCTTGAGCCTTAAATAACTCAACCATATCTTGTTTATGGTCTTCTGCAAATATTGGGCTTGAAGAATGACCATCAACTTTTACCATAAAATCAGTGGTAAATTGCTTTGCAATAAATACAATATTTTTTGTTTGAGAATCTGAACTTTCTATCAAGTATTGTTTATCTGAGTTTTCCTGAACTAATCTAAGCATCAAATTAACAATAGATTCAAGAGCATCTTCTACTTTAAGAGCGTATTGCTTAGGTCTTGCTGATGACAATCTTGCCAGCATATCAGCATGACCTCTTGCTCTAACTCCTGATTCCCCCTGACCTCTCATAATTGAATTTATTCCTGCCATCTCATCAAACATACTATCAATCTGATTTATCTCTGCGAATAAATCTTGAGGCATATCTGGCTTATAAGTATCAACCTTATTCATTGGATTACTAGAAGCCAAAACACCACCAGGCTTATATAAAGCCATTAATTTCTCTTCTGGTATGCCACCACCAGTAAACATTCTAGGAGGCTTTAACTGCAAATCCATCAACTTTTTCATTTGAGTGATTCGCAAAGTTCTCCAATCCTGCAAAGGAACTAATTTAGCAGCAAAAGATTGCCCCCAGAAATAATAAGGCAATGGCTCAGGGCAAATTTTAGTAAATGGCAAACAACCCTTAATTAACCAATTCTTACGATCATAAATGATGATGCCAGGGGATGCCATAGTAACTATCTGGTAGTCCTTTTCCTTATCATTCCAGACATAAAGCTCATACATCTCTATCAAATCTGCATCAACTTGAGGTATAAAATCATACTGAGCATTAGGATAACCTAATACACCTTGAGATGGCTGAGCGCTAGCATTTGGAGAAGTACCAGCAATAAGCAAATTCTGCATTCCAGAAGGATATGAAGACTCAGTAGTTACTTTATTAGCAGATTCTAATTCATCAATTATTCTATTCTTATGAGGATGATCATCAAGCTCTCTAAATAATTGAGACTTAGCAATAGAATAACAATGAACTACGGCCTCTTGCCTAGACAAGAATGGTATATCTTCTCTAAACACACCAAAATTATCAGGCTCAACAAGATAATTTCTAATACCATCGTTCCACATAGTCTTGATGATGGCAGACCCAAAAACAAAAGACCAAGAAACCGCATCAGCAATAGTCAAATCAGTATCTGAATCATGCCAAAGGTCATTCAGCTCTTCAGACATCACGGATATTTTACCGAGTTCCGATCTTTCTACAGAGGCACCTAGCTTAATGTTGAATTTCGTGGTCTCTGCTGAGTATATAAACGACTGCAAAAGCTGTATCGTAGGTTGAATCTTGTTGAAAACAGCTTGGTCGCCTTCTGCACCGCCGAAAAGAAAATAAGACCTCAAGGATCGGTAAAACATCAACCGCTCTTCCCTTGAGATCAAACATTTTTTCAAAACATCTTGATAGAACTCAAGACGCTCTGCTGGTTCTGATGGAATTATCATTGATTAGCCTGACTAAGGATAGTTTCCCTTGCTTTTTGATCTGCCTTAACATCTTTAATAGCCATTACTTGGCTTGCTCGAAGACCTTTACCTACAACACCAGCAGCATTTGCAAGACCATTATTGCTTACAGAAAGCTGTGTGCCATCTTTCTTAGTAATTACTAATGGTGCTTTAGCTTGAGACATAAGAGAGTGGTTATTTAAAATGCTTTGTCCCCATATTGCCGCACCAGGGTTATTACCTCTATTGCCTACAAAATGACCATCTTTGTTAGACATATCAGTAAAACCATTATTATCAGCAATCTTTTGAAAAGAAGCATCGTTGAATTTTGTTCTATCAGACTTTAATCCAGGTGCTGTTAAAAACACACGCTCAATTTTCTCACTCTCACACCCCAAGTGAGGACATATTGCATGTGTAGCCTCAAAAGTACCATGTTCTTGGCACTTCCATTCTTTAATCACCATCTTTATCACCTTTTAACAATTCAGCTTGATTGTTGTAGCACTTCAAAATAACTTCAAACAAATATTCAGTAGCATATGCCTCAAACTCTATTCCAGGATTTTGCTCGCACATTATATCACATAAGAATTGCACTATATGCACACACTCATGGATGATAGTACGAAGAACACTCATTTGATCAGAGGCTACTGACATATCAAAGGCAACAATAATATATGGCTTACCTTCTACATTAGTCATTAAAGTAAAAGCCGATCCCTCATACAAAGGCGGCATCTTTTTTTTACTAATACCTAATTCTTTTCTTAATAATTTCAGACCATCATTGCCAAGAACAAATCTAAAATTAACATGATCAAGCATTCCAAATTCAAAGATAGTGTCTTCGTACGTAATCATTTCATATTTCCTTACGGAATTTCATTCTTGGTTTACGGCTGCCTATCTGAATATCAATATAAGCAGTTTGTCTACTATCTTTAGATTGCCTAGGTACAGGATTTTCTGGATATTCTATGCACCATCCCTTTTCAGACTTCATAAAAACAACTTCACCATTAACCCAACGAGTATACACATGACTCAAACGATTGTGCAATCTTTCATCTATCTCCCCAAGAGAAGCCTTTATTAATAATGTATTGTGTATCCCCATAAAAATTGATAGCTGCTGTATCGTTAAGACATCACCTAATGGTGGTTGCTTACCTTTCATATAACGAATGCTTTGTAGCCACCTAGAAAGAATCTCTTTGTTAACTAATTTAGTATCCATTATTCGTCATCCTCATCATAAGATTTATCTCTCATTGCATTAGATAAAAATCTCATCGTCAATCTACTAAGAACATTTTCATTTGCACTTCTATACTTCTGCGCCTTAACAGCTTCGAAACGATGATCAATTACCTGCAAATCATTCATCAACATATCATTCCAAGCAACAACAGCTAAACCCATACCAAGTACCCGGTCATCTTTACCAGTACCATCAGCTGCAATACTACCATTATCACGGACAATGGTCTTCATTTCCTCCAAGCATTCAATTGAATTCACATCTAACATACCTCTTTCAAAGTAATCTCGCATGGTACTAAACATGCGCTCTTTCTCTCTGAAATTTGTCTGCCATTGAAAAGCAAAATTAGCATGCATAGAATCAATACGCCTATATAAGTAATGCCTTATGTTAGACGCTATGTCATAAATGTCATTCCTGTTTGCTGAAGGAGGCATCTTAGCTAGATTCTGTAGCTCATTGAATACTGCTTGTCCAGGGCCATTTATTTCTAGATTAAGTACGGCACCAGAGTAAGTTCCACAAAGATGAGCAAGCACCCAAGCAAACTGCATAGTATTGCAATTAGTAGTACAGTATTCAGCGACTTGAACCATTCTGTCAGAGTAACAGCGCCAAACAGATGCCACAAACCTATCCGCCCATTCACTAGAACCATAAGCAGGATCAGCCCCAATAACATAATATCCATCTTGATCTGGCCACTCATATATTTCTAATTCCCCTTCGTCAGGCACACATTGGAAAATCTTCATGTTCTCTACGTACAAACCCATTTGATAAACAAACGAATCAAATGAAATGTCAGCGATGTTCTTTCTTGCTGTATTAAGAGTAGAAGACATGAAGAACTTACTTCCCGTCATTTGAAAAGCATACTCCTCAGTGGGAGGATATTCTTGATACATCGTTTGTTCGTCATGTATTTCTTCTTCTAATTTACATCTCCACCAGGCAATCTGTTCTGGCTCTATATCAAAATCATAAAGCTCTTTTATTTCATGCACCCATACCGCCTCATCAGTACGCAAATGATTGTCCCAAAAAACATTGAACTCAGCAGTACCACGCTCTTTGCGATATTTCTCATTGCGCCACCATCCAATAAATATTGCACGTTGGAATTTTGATTTCTTAGCACAATCCCACATCTCTTGAAAAAGATTGTACCCACGCGCAGTAGACTCAAAAACATAAAACCGCTTAGGGTTCTTCTCTGCTAATGTAGCCATCAAGTTACGAAGACCAGCTTCATCACCCCAACTAGAACATTCAGTAGCATGAAGAAAATTGATTGCCTTGCCAGTTCCTAACCCAGATGATTTCTTAGTGCCAGCAACAAGATAAGATAACCTCGAAGAATTAGCAAAAACCAACTCATAACGATTATGGCTTTTATCAGGGACTTTAAAAGCCGTTGGAAGGTTTTCCATATACATCGACAACGTTGTACGAAACCCTGTGCGATTTTCATCAGTATCAGTCACCAAAGAACCCTGAGTACCTTTATGCCTATAAGCCCAATAAAGGTCTAGAGCAAGTGATATAGTTGAAAGACCTAATTGACGTCCTTTTAGCACAACGAAAAAATGCTGGTCGTTAGCCAGCCCTTCCGCAATCTCCTGAACATAGTATCTCTGAGTTCCTAATAACTTAAGCTTCTTCTTGCCATCTTCTTTTGTATCAATGGTCAAGCTGTCACAAAACTTAATAAAGTGATTAGGATTGAAAGCCTCAGATACAGGCAGACCGTCTAAAGTATCTTTCTGCTTTCCACCAATAGTCATTTTATTCCCTCTGCAAATCTATACATATTATTTGATATAGTAAGCATTTCATCGATAGAGAAGAAACAATTACCATATGTATGACTTTCAACAACAAACCCAATACCTATTCTTTTAACCATAACAACAATGTTGTGATGATCACCACAATTATTTGTACGACATCCTAATATCTTCACTTCTAATCCTGTTTGCTTTATAAGGTCATATCCATAAAAGAACTCGTCACCAATTTGATCATTAATTGAATCAAAAATAAATATACCTTTTGAACTATCAAAACAATCTTTACAAACAAACTTCTCGCCGTTAACGACTATATTAAGAGTTTCGAGTTCCATTCTTAGTTCCTCAAAGTCAAAAGCGTCTTTAGAGAAGGTGTTCGGGTTGCTATCAGCAGTTCTCTATGCGTACGTATTCAGGATTCTTACGGCGGACTAGCTCCTGTAGAGTGTCCAGAAGATCAAGGAATTCAAGGTCTCTTGCAGTGTTTGTCATGTATCGGATTTCTTTCAGCTTCTCAGAATAGTAGATGATTCCGAAGATTCCATCTGCAGGGATTTCTCTGATCTCATCAAGTACAGTCTTATTGCTCATTCTTATTACTCCTTTAGGCGCTGGTTGATTACTTATTATAATCTATTACGTCATAGTTATCAAGGTAGTGTTATGTAACTATATAATATATATAGACATTTTTCATTTTGGGGGGAAAGGTAGGGGAGCCCCCGCCGCCGCGCGCTCATGGCCAGGAAGTGCGCAACGGGGCGCCCATACGTAAGCGTTGTATTAATAATCAGCGTGCGATTATATTCCACATAATTATAAGTGAATTATTATATTCTGATGTTCAATGTGAAGAGTAGTCCGTCCAAAAGCCCTGCGCAGCCGCAGGCATGACAACTGACGTCACGTCTGCTTAGCTTATCCGCTACAGACGCCCTTGACCTTTCTCACCCTACGATATCACCCTCCCTCCACCCAAACAAAGTTCTTGACAGTTGACAAAAGCAATAGTCCGTTTTCTGTGGATAACCTGTGGATAACCGTCATTTTCATCCATAACCAACTACTAACTGTTAATTATTTATTTAAAATAGACGGGCGATCTGTAAGTCTATACCACCCTGATCTACGTAATAGACGACTATTTAATGAATACCGTAATTCAGAAATGATGAATTCCGTAATGAAGATCAATAATCATGTAACCAGTATTAATAGTAAACCGTTGATATTATTGGATGTTTAGAAGTTATACATAAACAAATGCATAAATCGGTAATATCGTAAGACAGTTTAGGGTGCCACTTACTTATTTGAGTGTTTGGATGGAGATATGGATGACAGAAATGATACAGATTGGTCTAGTTGAAGTATATTAGAATATTATAATAAAGCGGTATATGTACAGCTCTACCGTATCCTATATATACATGTACATATATAGAATAGCATACACCTCCATATACATATACATGTATATATAGGATATCCTCATCATACTCTGAATCCTACGATCACACAAGCGCAATCGTATCTAGGCAGATGCGAGTAAGTGCCACCCAAAATCGTCTTACCAAATTACTGATTTATGCCTTTTGTACATGTTTTTAACAGTAATAACAAGCAATATCAATGGTTTGACACTTTTACTAAAAACATGAAATTTGCCAATCATTACGTGTTTCATCAATACCATATTACGAAATAACTAAAAAAAAACTTGCATCATCCGTGTTAGATGCTATAGTTGAGGTAAGGAAGCACAGGACAACCAAGGAGAACGAGATGCTGATACTACTAGCGATAATCTTCATCATAGTGTACTTGATGGCTAACTTCACTCTATAAGGAGAAGATCATGAGCAACCTAATCACAAACGGCATGGTTCACTGGCACGAACTAGATTGCATCTACCTACAACACTGGTACCAGTTTCACTTCGGCAACCAGGATGCTACGGTAACAGAAGTAGTAAACATGCTGATGCACAACATCCCTGCACTTGAGCGGATGCCGTACGGGCACACCTACAACGGGCAGCTAGAGCTGCAAAGCCTAAACGCCTTACTAGATCAACTGATGCTGGCTTAACAGGAGCTTAGCCATGGAATTCGACACTGCGATACTTTTCATGATAGGTGCGGCTGTGTACACTGCCATATGTTGCTCAGCCGCGGATAGGGAAGCAAAAGTACTACTTGGTGTTTACGGAGTAGTCGCAATAGTGATTTGTGCAGCTGAGTTTGCCTTGAAATAAGGAGAATCATCATGGAACATACAGAAATTCACGAAAAAGCCGAGAAGATAGCGATTGACGTATATGAATGGTTACCGGAAGAATATACCTGCGTTTTAGCAAAGAACATTGCAGACAAAGCGTACGATATGGCGTATGAGTGCATGGATAACGGTGACACCATGTATGTTACGTTTTTGAAAACACATGAATTAGTTCTTGAATTAATAGAAGAGCAGAGTTTTCTAGGAGAATGATCATGATGGTACTTGACGCAATACAAGCTGAATACGCTAACCAACGTTTTGAGTGGCTTTCGATGAAAGCTGGTTGCCGGAAAACTACTGAAGAACTTCCAGACGAGTTCATTACGTTTAGTGAGTTTATGTTCCAGTTAATGCTCACCGAATTTAAAGACCCTGCAGGAAGTTGGAACGAGATTTTCGCCTGGTTGTTTAGCGAAGTTACTGAGGATGAATGATAGTGGATAGCGAAGACATCCCGGACGATTGGGACATACACTAGGAGAAGTAAAATGAATACAGAAGAATGGCGTCGTATGAATCCGGGGCTTCCACCGATGCCTAATGATGAAGATGACGACTAAGGAGAATGATAATGTCTAACGTCATACTGGTATCAGGTCATTTGTTTGCAGACGGAGAAGTGATAACACGGGTTTCTGATCAGGAGGCAGTGAGCTATGGTGTCTATATGGGTGATCTATTTGATGTCGAATGGCTTGTTGATTTCGATAGGAAAGAAGAAGCAATGGCGTTTGCTCATGAAATGCAAGAAGTGATGAACGAACTATCCACAGGATTTTACAACATCATCGACGGGACATTCTAAAATGAACTCAGAAAAGCAATTTCATGTCGTCAGTCACCATACCTCAGGCGTCAAGGTCTACCGGACATTCAAACCCGTCAGCAAAGAAGAAGGCGAGGCGATGATCGCAGGCCTTACCCCTGTAGACTGGCGTGTTTTGTCGCTAGAGGAAGTCGTACCGGATGGACGAAGGTCTAAGCATCGTTGAGGAGATATCATCATGGCTAGATGGCTGATTCTTGTGGTATGTGGTTCGGTGATAGGTTTCAATCTAGGACTGGGGTACAACATCGGATCATCATGGATAGCCTCTAAAGGACTGAATATCAATGATGGTGTTTGGAATCAAGCGAAATGTGTAGCTGAATATGGAGAGAATAATGAATAGCTTCGTGATGATATGTGATCATTTCGGCGCTTATGATGTCTATCACTATACCGAAAATGATGAACATATAGTAATAGAAGGGCATCAGTTTGAATTCTCTAAATATAACAGCGCCCTTTTATACGCTAATATGGTGATGTGTAAGTTACGGTCAAAAGGTGATAACGTCAAACTATACAATACGGTAGAGGGAGAAAATCATGAAAAGCTATAACTATGATCCATTTTATTATGAAACTTTATTAAAAGTCGGTATATCAGGAGAGATAAGGTTATTGATAACTGATAATAGACAGTTAAGATCGGTAAGAGATAGGTTTAAATCTTATATTTCAACAATATTAAAAGAAGGTAAAAATATACATGGTGAAATTTATGATTTAGCAAAAAAAATAAAAGTTAAACAAGAACATAACTTTGTCATTGTCACTACTAAGAACAATTTGTCAGAAATCGGTATAGAAGAATCAATAGAAAATGAGAAATTGTTCTTAAAATTAAAACAAGATAAATTTGATAGAGATATGAAAAATATAAATGAAATATTAGAAAATAGTGGGATTGTAATTAAAAAGGAGTGAAATTAAATGAAAACTTCAAATTATGATGAAATGTATAATAGAATTTTGTCCAGTCTTAGCAAAACAGGAAACGACTACATGATTATTGTTAAGGATAAAAATAAGCTAAGATCAATAAAACAATCAATACAATCGTATTGTAAGGCTATAATTAAAGAAGGTGATGTTCACGGGAAAATATACGAAACAGCAAAGTTAGTTAGGGTATGTCAGAAAGGTGAGTTAATAATCATAACATTAAAGAGAAAGCTTATTGATGTTGTAATAGAAGAGATTAGAGAAAATATTAAAATGTTAGATGAAATAGAAAAACTAGACGAATATATTAAGGAATCAAAATGATTGCTTTTATACTTACAGTAGTTATTGTTGTTTACGTTATATATAGCATCTAGGAGATTAATCATGGTGGTAACAATAGCAGGATATGAAGATAATTGGCCAGGTAGCGGGATCATAATATATGGGCATTATTTCCCTGCTGAACCATCATGGGAATTTGGAGAGGGAGAAGCGTCGTTTTTCGAAGTTCATGAAGTG